CTATTTCTTTCTGTTTTTCTAACCAAGTTATAAATTCTACAGAGTTAATACTATCTACTTCATTAACAATCAATGATTTAAAACTATTTTCAACTAGACAGAATTCTTGAATTAATCCTCTCCATTTTGATTTATCAGTTTTATTATTGCTACCTAATACCATAGATAACTCTAACACATTTCTATAATTAATAGAATTATAACCATCTAATTTAGTACCTAATCTTCTTTCATTAACCTTTTTAATAAAAATAATCTCTCTATCTTTATATTTCTCTAGTAAATATGTTTTATATCTACCTGTAGGTACTTGAGATACTTCTATATGTTTTTTACCATCTAGTAGATTTAAAACACTATGTCTATGTTTTACATGTTTAGTTCTCCAAGTCCCTCTTTCATAATGTGCTACAGTTTCATACTCATTTAGAAATTCTCCCCTTAAACCCCAATAGTAATGAGGTGATTTTAAAGATATACCTTTGATTTTTAACTCTTTAGGTTTAACACTAGAATGTTTAATTAAATCATTAATAGTAAACTCTTCATTTGCTAACTTTACTGATTTACTATCTTTATTAATATCTTGAAAACATTCTAGCAATTCTCTTTCATCTGGAGTTTGTTCATTATATTTATTTACAAACCATAGAGCTACTTTCTTAATTTTCTCTTTAATTAAGTTAATACTGTGAGTATTCATAATTAAACTTTCTCTACTCGGAACTGGTATCAGGTTATCCTCAAGATTAAATCTTAATGAAATTGGCATATAAATAGGAGAAATACCTATTTTACTATAATCTATATCATAATATACATCTTTTAGACATAATGAAATAGTACTATTTGTAGCAAGTGTAGAATATTGCCAATCTTCACTTCTAATAATTTCGTTCTGAATTAAGTTATTATCAATATATAATAATACTTCATCATAATAAGCTAGTCTTTTCTTAGCCTTATTACTAAAATTATGATATTCATTCCAACTATCAATAGATATTTCAATAGTTACTCCATTCTCTTCTTCTGTATCTTTTTCATACAATAAGTCATATTCTAAGAACTCTTCTCCTTGATATGCTAAATATTTGTATTCTTTTTTATCTTTTCTACAGATAAAAATTGCACTTTTATCTAAAGCTAGGAATGATTTCATACCAATTCCCCATGCTCCTCTAGTACTATTATCTTGTTCTTTAGTAGAAGTAAGATAAGACATACAAACATTTTCAAATTCATATTTATTTAATCCTAATCCTTTATCTGTAATAACTAATTTATCTCTAGTTATACTTACAATAACAGGATATTCTAATGGATTTTTACCTGATTGAGTAACTGAATCAATAGCATTATTTGTTAATTCAGTTAGTACTGCTGAAATTGGGTCTGTATATAAACCACGAGTTAAAAGATATTGAAGTTTAGCTACTTTATCTTGATTAATTGTTGCTTTTTTACTTCCTTCGAACCCTTCTTTTACTACATCATTTTGTTGTGCGGCTATAATCATGTTAATTATTTAAAAATTTCTTTAATTTGTTTATTATCTTTTGGCGTATCATTTAATAAAATCCAAGAACCATCCCATTCTACATTATTTTTATAAAATTGAGTCTTTTTTCTACTTATATTAGCACCTAACATATTTAATCTATCTTGAGTAGTTCTTGTAGCTTTATATCCTCCATTAGAAATAAATATTCCATCTATTCCTTTTTTAGCAATACAATTACCAAATAGGTATAAATTATTACCATCTGTTTCAGTATTGCTTACTTTTTTAGCTTTTCCTTCTAAAAAAGCATCTATTACAGGTTTAATTGATTTTGACATACTATTAATTTAATGATTCATAATCTCCCTCCTCTATGTATTTAATACATAATTCTTCTATTTCTAGTAGATAGTCTTGAGTTTGGGATAAAGACCAATCTAATAATGGAATTAAATCTTTTTGAACACTTTCTATTGAAGTTATTTCAAAACTAGATTTTAATCCTACTTCATCTTCTGATTTATTATATATACCTTTTACCCATATATCACAATCATCAAATAGATGTAATTCTACTTCTCTTATCATAAGTTTTTAATTTAAAAAGCCATATAATGTAAATTACATACACTATATGGCTTAAATGATTTTATAGATTTTTTAATTTAAAGAATATACTAATTGGTGTGCTAATTGATTAATGTTTGCAGCATTACCAAAATACAAATCTTCCTCTACTTCAGCTAATTCATGACTTGTATATCTAGTAACTCCTTGTAATAAACTAAAAGCATTCATGCCTGTATTATTACTTTCTATCATTACAGCATTCTGTAAAGAGTTGAAAATATTTTGAGATTTACCATGAGCTTGTTCATAATTATGTCTATTTACTCCTGTAATTCTTAAATAGAAATCATCTACTTGTTCTTGAGTTACGGATTTTTTAGCTAAATTACCTAAAAATTTAACATAATTTTCAACATCTCTTGAAGCTTTTAATATTTCTTCTGTAAATAGTAGGTATTTACTAGAGTTATTTTTAGTGTTTTTAAAAGATAGTGCATAGTCCTCTTGCCATTTTTTAGCTCCATTGCTACACCAAAGTCTATAGGTAGAATAACTTAAACTAGATTTTGTCTGTACATCAAATCCTGTAGTAAATAATAGAGAACTTTGTATAATATCTCCTTTCATAGGAGTTTCTATTTCATATTCTTTTAGAGGTATTTTAAATGTTACTTTTTTACCCCCTTTATATTCTTTGTATTCTAATTTATCAACATCTAAATTTAAATCAGATTCAATAATTGAATTCACAATAGTATCTAAAAATAGAGATAAATCAGCAGGTTTATAACTATCTTTACTTACCCCTAAACAATTTCCCCCTCCTTTTTTATAAATGCCAAATACTTTAGAGGTATTATATCCTTCTAAACCTGCACTTAATGGTATTTTCTCAATAACTGGTAACTTAGCTCTTAATTGTTCAATTTTTAAACTTTGAGTTTCTATTTGTTCTAATAATTCCATATATTTATTTTTTCTTTTAATTTAATGATTTGTTGATTAATTTCTTCTTCTAATTCTTGTAATATCTCTTTTTTACCCTGTAAGGTACAAAAATCATATTCTGATGTATTTTTAATATCTAGATTAAATTGTTTATTTAAAACAAACTTCTTAATATCATATAATACATTTAATGTATCTATTTTATTTAATACATTGTAACAATCTGTTATTTCTTTCATTGTTTTTAAATTTAAAAAGGTAAATCTTCATCAAACCATTCCATTTCAAAATTGTTATTTTGTTTTAATAATGTATTTATTTTAGAAAATACCTTTTGGTGTTCAAATGGTTGATTTAATCTTGAAAAGTAAGCAGGATGTTTTAATACAAAGTTATAATGTATAAATGGAGTAGATAATTTTTCTAAAGCTTTGGCTTCATTTCCAAAATATACTATTATTAGACCATTTTGAGTAGAAAGTACTTCTCTAAAAAACCAAGTCCAAAATGGAGACCACAATTGAACATGATTACCTGCTTTTAAGTAACTGGTCGTTAAGGCTGTATTTAATAATAATACACCTTGTTCTGCCCACCATTCTAAGTTATTAGTAATATTGCCTTCAATACCTAAATCATCCTCTATAGCTTCTTTAATTAGTTTTAAACTAGGGGGAGTTTTCTCATCTTTAGTAGCAAAAGCTAATCCTGTAGCTATATCTTTTCTATTTTCTCTAGTATGATAGGGTGCTAAGCTTATAAATAAAATCTTGAAATCTTCCTTTTTACAATATTTAAATGCTTCCCATACTAGATTACTTTTAGGAATAACACTTCCACTAGGTTGAGATTTTAAATATTGATAAATATCATAACATTCCTTACTTTCTATAAATTTTTCTAAATCTTTATGCCAAGATTCATGTATAAGGTCTTTGAATTTCTCCCATTGAAGTGTTTCCATAATTTATTTTTATTCATTTTTTATAAATTTAACTGTCTCTATATAAGGAAATGTAATAAAACTAAAAGTAAATACAACTAATTCTTTAATATCTGTATAATCTTCTTTTAATACACTCATTATTAATTGAAATAATCCTAACATAAATGTTAATATCCAAATAGGTATAACTATACCTGCTAATAAAAATAAAATAAAACATATAGGAGATAGTATAATTCTTATATATTTCATATTTCTTTCCAAAATTTAGGGAATGTTTCAATATCATTTTTACTATAAAATATGTAATTTTTTACATTTCTTGTATTTCTTTCTTTATACATTGAACCTTCATCATTAAGATAAGCTCTTTCTCTATGTGGGGAATAAACAATAGTTCCTATATCAAGACATCCTGGATATTTTTTAATTAATTGAAATCTTCTCATAAATCGTAGTGATAATTTAAATATTCTAATAATAATTCATCATCTTCTGTAAAACTACTATTGTTTTTAGGTAAATAATAACCTTGTTCTTCAAATTCTATGTAAGAATGGTCATCCATATAAAGCTCTGTTGTTGCAGAATCTTCATCTTCAGATACTTTTACCCCATATTTAGATAAAAACTCTAATATTAATCTTTTCATAATACCTTTTATTTTATTAATTCTTTAATACTATCCTCACATAAAGAAATTTCATTATCTATACTACTACCTTCTTCAATTTCCATAATAGCTAAATCATATAGTTCTACAATTTCTTCTTTTAAGGAAGGATATTTTACTATTTGTTCTTTTATGTATTTTTTAAATTTTTCTAGTTTACTCATAATCTCCTGTTTCAGGTTCTATTTCATTTACATAATCTATTCTATTTAATACCTCGTTTTCAAGTTCTTCTAATGTATAACCCGATTGATTATATTTTTTATCAGTTGGATTATAATTATAATCCATTACAGCTTCCTTATAATAACCTATCAATGTATAACTAGGCATTTCTTCTAATTTACTCATAACGATTTAATTAATTCTTCTTTTGTTTTATAAATATGCTCTTCTTTTAAATTAGTGGGTACTAAATCCCAAATTTCAAAGAAATAACAATTATAAGCAATATATGTTTGTTTCTCTTGGGCATGAATTACTATCTTATTTATAAATAATTCTTTAATTTTTGGCATAGGTTCACTTTCTGTATCTAAATACCAAACTCTATCTCCAATATTGTATTTCGTTTCAATTGTCATATTATTTTATTTTTTCATATATTGGAAATATAAAATACTCACCCCTTGATGAATTTTCTATATGTGCTACTGCTTCTTCTTCTGTATCAAAACTATCTATCATTTTAGATACCATTGCGTGTTCCTTATTTAAATTATTTTCAACAGATATTAAAACTTTTTCAATGTCTATTTTAAATACTCTGTACCTTTTCTTCATATTAATTTCTTTTTCTTAAAATATTCTATAATAACATCATTTCCAATTTTTTCAGAGATTTCCCACCAATCCTTTAGTGGTAAAAATTTACGAGGAGGATTTATATATTTCCATCCATTTGCTGTAGTTATTAATTGGGATGCTTTTACTCCAGTATCATCAGAATCAAAGCTTAAAAAAACATTTTTAGCTTTAGAATTGATTAATTCTATGGATTCTTTACTTAGTGCAGAAGGATTTTCTGCTTGAGCTACTATTACACATATATTCATTAGTTTTTTAAGTAACCATGCTTCTTTTACAGATTTAGATAATACTGTATTTTCACACTCATTTAGATTTTCTAATCCATGTATATATGTAAAAGGTATAGAAGATAGGAATTTATTTCCTTTTTCTCTTTCAGGGAAATATATTTTTACTTTGTTTATAGAAGGTATATAGTATGCAAATACTACTTCATTCTTTAGAATTGGTATTTTACTCTTATTATACCATACTTCTTTTACAGCATATACCTTTGTATCATCGAATATATTTATATCTTCTAGAGTAAGATTACCTAGTTTTAAAAAATCTATGTGGTTTTTAGTAAATTCTTTTTTAGTAAATTGTATTAATGTTTCTTTCTTTGGTTCTTGGTCTAAAGATTGTATATTTTTTAGAACAGCTACATATTTATTACCTCTCTGTCCTATTATACCTAAATCTTCTGCTACTTTTTTAAGTGCTTCTCCATAGGTAATTCCATACATTTCTTTAATAAAATCCCAAATACCTCCCTTAATTTTACAATTATATGATTTATGAAAGAAATCTCCATTGATATTATAAATTCTAAAACTTGGATTTTTTTCAGTTTTGAAAGGATTTATAGTGTTTTTATTAAAACTAAACTCATGTGGCATATATAATCTATATAAATCTCCATCATTTACTTTTTCATAAATAAGTTCTTTTAAATCTTTCTTTTGGACTATATTCATAAATACAAAATTAAAAAACCCTACCATATTTCTATAGTAGGGTTTCTAATATTATTGTTAATAATTAATAATCTGAATCTGTACTATCTACAACATTGTTAGTTGTCATAACATAATTCATACTAGAATCATATACTTGTTGTTCAAATGGAGTGTAGAATACATCACTTTTACTAATTCCATTAGCTTCATCTGTAACTTTTGCAAAGAATAACTCAATAGGAGTTAAAGATTTCTTTTGAGTATCAGAGTTATATTTTTCTTTAATAACCTCTAATTTTTCAGCAGTTAATCCATAATTTCTAAGCATTTTAGCATTATTACCTGATAAGAAGAATTTGTTAGAAATAGTTTGATATTCTTTATATTCTCCATCCTTCTCTACATTCTTTACAGCATAATTAACTACTACTGTACCAACATTTAAACCAAATAAAGATTCTAGCTCTCTAAAATTACCTGAAAATAACTTCTTAGTATCCAGTAATAAGTCTGTATCTACATTATTATAATCTACAGATAACAACCAAGCTTTAATAAATTCCACTAAATCTGATTCTCCTACTACTGCTTTTCTGTATTTTTTAGGTGCAATAACTTTAATATCTTTAGGTCTAGCTCCTTTAAAATATCTTTCAGATACTTCTCCATTACCTTCCCAAGTTAATACTTGTTGGAAATTCTTAAAGTTATCCCATAGATTATCTTCACTATCAGTCCATTGAGTTCCTCCTACTTGATTTAAATATAAAGATTTCTCTGTTTTAGACTTCTGTTCTACATTCTTTAGAGAAAATGTAACATTATCTACCTGATTAGTTTTCTTATTCTTTACATAAAATACTACTTTAGCTGTAGCATCTCCATCCTTTTCACCTGTATATTCAGGTTCTTTAAATTTACTTTTTACCTCTTCATCATCAATTTCAAGCAATTTCATTAGTTTTTCTTTAGTAGGGTTTACTGCAACCACATCTACTTCTGACCAACCAATTAATAAGCTTTTTGTCTCTTTTGTTTCTTTTTGTGCAACGTTCATTTTTGTTTAATTTAAGTGTTTATATTTAGTTAAATTTTAATTCTGGGTAAATTGTATTCCAATAAGTATTTGGGACTTTTCCTTTTTCTAAATCTTCTGCTTTAATATAATCTGCTATTTTTACAATCTTATTTGAAAGATGTGCAGCCCTATTTCCTGTATCAGATTCATCTTTTTTTGTAAAGTCCAAAAAACAACCATCATTTGTTCTTAAAAATACTCCAATTGCAGTAGATTTTACTGTAAATATTTTAGATAAAACACCTTCTAAATCAATATCTATTGTAGATATATCTTCTTCTGATTTTTTAAATACTTTTTTCTTTTCTGCAATATGTCCAGCATGAATAATAAAAGGTGCAGCATTTTGTTCTACAAATGATTTAACTTCATCAAATTTTCTTCTAATTAGCCTAACTCCTCCATATTCATCTACTCTTTTTACATCTGTTTTTTGACTTTCTTTCTTAACAGATTGATTATATTCATATAATGCTGCTGAATTAGATACATCAATAAATGATGTTATAGTATCAATCATTACAATAGGAAATGGCATTTTATTGATATGAGCAACTAAATCATCATAAGATTTTTTATCTGCTTTTTCATCCAACTCATTAAATAATTTCCAATAAGTAGTCATATCATTAGCTTTTTTTAATTCATCCACTACCTGAAACAATCCCATTGGCAACCATCCAAATTTATTAGTTTTCATAAATTCTTGGTCTCCATCATATTTATTAATATCTACTTTATTATTTACAGGAAATCCAAAGTCTTTAGTTCCTCCTTCTGCATCTAAAATTAATATCTTAGGTTGATTTGCAGCAGTTAGTGTTTTTCCTGTTTTCTTTTGACTAATAAATACTAAATTTCTTGGTGATTTTAAAGCAAAATCTTTTTTAACTAAATCTCCATTTAAATCTAATGGTAATCTTTTAAATGTTGTTTCTGACATGTTTTTATTTATTTTATAAAGCAAATATACTATTCTTTTGTTTATTTTATAACTCTTGTTCAATTAATTATTACTAAAGAGTGTTAAAATATTATATATGTTTAACCAATAGGTTAGGTAGTGAGGTATAGTAAATAAACAAAACTGAGTAGAATCATTCAAATTAGAATAGTTATAATTCACATTCACTCTGTAAGAACTACTAGAAAAATACCTCACTACCTTTTTATTTAGATATATTAGTTTACTGACCAATAATCTTCATAAAAGTCTTTAAAATTTTCATATCCTTTTTTAGCTAGATTTTCTGATTTATAGTAAAACCGAGCAGAAACACGCAAAAGAGAATAGCTATAACCCACACACACCCCGCAAGCACCACCAGAAAAATATTTGTAGTTATAGTATTTATAATCATCATTTTTCCAACTTAATTCAGTTCCCTCATTATATATCTCTGTTACTTTAGATATTACACTACAAGCATTAATATATTTTTCAAAAGGTGTTGTAGGATTAGGATAAATCAAAGGGTTATACCCCAAATGTCCAATTAATGTAGATAAATCATATACTACATCTGTTATTTCTTTTGGTTTCCAAAAGTTCTTTCCAAATTTATCTTCTAATAGTTGTTTAAAACCATTGTCTGACGAGCTATTATAATACTTAATAGCTTTTTCTAATGTTATATTTAATTGTTTTGTCATTATTTAAATATTTATTTGTTAAATTGATACAGTCAGCATGTTTAAACCATCCTAAATAAGAATTTATAGATTCTTTATTGGGATTAGATTTTAACATTTTAATAAAATTTTGTTTAATTGATTTTCTTATTAATATATGAGAACTATAACTAACATACCCTACAAAATCAATTCCTCTTGAATTAATTAGGAATATTTGACTAGTAGATAACTCTAAATCTAAAATATTGAATAAATAAGATTCAATTTCTCTTCTCAAGATATGTAGATATTCTTTATCTGAATGCAAGATACAAATATTATCCATATATCTCAAATATTTAACCTTCTTAATTTCTTTTAAGAAATGGTCAAAATAAGTTAAATAAAAATTACCAAAATATTGCGATAGATAGCTTCCTATAGGTATTCCTTTTGAATGAGAATCAATAATACTATCCAATAAATTTAATAATTTTCTATCTTTAAATTTTCTTCTAAGAAATAGTTTAAGTGTTGTTTTATTAATGTTTGGGTAGTATTTCTTAATATCTAAGAATAAACAATATTTATTACTCTTATCTTTAAGATAATGTTTTAATTGTTTTAACGCTTTGTGAATACCTTTATTTTTTATACAAGAATATGTTTGAGATATAAATGATTTATCAAAAATAGGTTTAATTACTTGTAATATTGCGTGTTGTATAATCCTATCCTTATATGGTAAAACATAAATATCTCTAAATTTCTTATCAAAAATAGTAAAAGTAGAGTATTTAGATACTTTATATTCCTCATTTTTTAATACTTCATGAATACTTAAAATATTTAATTCTCTACTTTTACTAAAGTTTTTTACTTGTTTTTGTCTACTTTTACCTTTTCTTGCATTTTTCTCAGCTAAATTTAAATTTTCTAATTCATATATCTTTTCATATAAATTTCCTAATCTTTTCATATTTTTACTTAGTTATTACTCTTTTTCAATACTTTACTAAAGAATATAATTAAAAACTTGTTTTTCTACTTATAAGTAAGGTAAATTATAACTATTTGTACTAAGTATAAAGTCAGTTCAGAATTGAAATTAGAGTAGTTAGAATTAGAATCATTGAAGTGAAACTCACTAGAATCAATTTAATTTACCTGTTGTAAATTCTTTATATTCTTTTAAAAATGTTTTACCTACAAAATCAGAAATTTTTTTTGTTTTATAAAAAGCCAGCCCAGAATCGAAACCAGAGTAGCCAGAATAAGAACCATAGAAGCGAAACCCACCAGAATCAAAGTTAAACCAAGGATAATATTTATATTCATTATTGTTATTCCAATCTTCTATCCATCCTTGGTTTACAACTTCTTTAATTAATTCAATCTTACTGAAAGCATTTAATCTTATCTCTCTTGTTGTTTTAGGAGATTTATAAATTAATATGTCTTCTAATGTTTTACCTGATATTTTAAGAATATCATCAAAAGATTTAATATCACTTAAATCAAAAGTATTGATTTTAAAATATTGTTTAATTAATTCTTTCTGTTTTGAATTAGCTTCATCATATCCTTTTTCAATTAAATTATTTGGTAATTCTACATATTTACCTTCTGACCATAATAAATATTCATTTAATGTACTTTGCCATCCTTGACATATTTGTGAATAAATAATTTTAAGGTCACTTTTCTTAATTTTTTGTGTATTTTCCATCTTTTTATTTCAATTTTGATTTTACTAATTCTTTTACTGCTTCTTCATTGAAGAATGTTTTACCACTACTTACATTCATAAATAACCCAAAAGCTATATCTTTAATATCGTTATAGCTAAGGCATGGTTTATTCTCAATTATATACTCTAAAGCTTTTTCTTTTGTTGAGAATCTTTTAATAGTATCATTCTTATAGATATGTTCACCAAGTTGAATTACATTTTCTTCTTGTATTTCCCAATTAGAAATAATTCTAAAATATCTATCTCCAATATACATATCAACCCCATTCTCACTTTTAAACAAAGGAACTCTTTCTACTTTTCTAAAATTTTTACTTTCTATTACACAAGCATCGTTTGTAATATTGTCTATTTCATTATATCCTTTTGCAACTAATCTTCCTAAACTGTCAAAATGAAATTTATCTATTTTATAAGGTTTATTGTATTCAGGATATTTTGTATATTTATTAGATGGGTCATATTGTACATTATCTCCAATAGAAAAGATTTCATTATCTGAAAGTCTTTTAATTGATATAATTCTATGTGTATCTGGACTATAAAACGAATAAAATTCTTCTAATGTAGCTCCTCTAACATCATCTCCTAAATGTTCTTTTGCATAATAAGTACCATTTTTTCTTAATGTTACTCTTTCTTTTGTAACTAAATATTCATATTCTAATATTTCATACTCTTTTTTAGGTTTTTCCTCTACTAATCTAAATCTTTTACCTTCTCCTATTGAAGATTCTGCAATACTAAACATATCAATATTATTCATTTTCCATCTACCATCCTTTTGTTTAGTATATGTATAACCTTCTGTATCAGGATTAGTATCTACTATTTTAGTTCCTACAGGTAATTCTTCTTTTAAAAGATTAATTTCTTCCTTTGTAGCTAATCTAAATTCATGAAATCCGTTTTGAGGTGTAATATTACCTGAATTAGATGTTATAACTATTTTATTTTCATGACTTATCCATAAATTAAAACCTTGTTTAAATGTATATAATCCTTGTCCTTTGTAATATGTAGTGTAATATTGACCATTTACTAAATTACAATAAGTTAAATTATATTCTGTGATTTCTTGCCAGTATTCAGGATTATTTTCAACTACACTCTTGTTATAATAACATATTTGATTAATACCATACATATTCCAATTAGAATAATATTCCATGATACTGCCTAACTTAGGACTATTTGGATACTCTTTAATTAATTTAAATTTTCTTATATTTTCTTCCATTGTATTTTGTTTTGATTTATTCCTGTTAATGCACTTGTTAACCATTTCTTTTGAAATTGTTGATTTGATACAAAAATATGAATTATTGCATTTTCTGTATCATTTAATAATGCTCTCCCTAAAGCTTGAGAAAGATTTTCTGAATTACTATCTATTGCAGTAATGAGAATATGTTGTAAAGATTTAAAAGTTATACCTTGTTTTCCTTTCTTTATTAAGCAAATTTGATTAATTTCTTCATTTTGAAACTGTTTTAATACTAAATCATCTTTAGATTTACTATTATACATAGGTATATTATATTTTTTACCTACATTTTCATCTCCTGTAAATAAAATAAATCTTAAATCTGTATTAGAATTAATCCATTTTTTTACATTATTAACTAAACTACTACAAGAATTAATAAATCTCATTCTGTTTAGAGCATTAAACATTTTCTCTTTACCTTGTGTAGTGTCTACTTTATAGGACAATCTATTACATTCTTTTAATTCTGTAGATTTCCATTTTTTAGTTTTACCAAATTCTACTAGATTAGTACTATCTAATTCATATTCATATACAATTATTTGATAATCACATATAATCTCATCCTTAATAGCATCTTCAGTATTATAATTAACAATTACAGACAGTTTAGTATAATATTTAATATCCACCAGAGTTTTAAAACTAATTGTACCACTTGCAAGAATAACATGTTTTAACTTTTGACACATATCTCCTATAATAGGTAATATATTCTCTTTAGGTATTAAATGACATTCATCAATTATAACAAAATCCCAATCAATATCTTTAACTTTGTCTACACTAATAAATGTACAATAAGTAATATTTGGAAAGTATTCTAATATTTCACATTCTTTTTCCCAAGAGGTTTTAATATCAATATTAGGATATAGAACTAATATATTAGGATTATTAATCATAATTAATTCACTATATCTCTTAACAGAATTTAACAATATTCTAGTTTTTCCACTTCTTACAGAACTTTCCACTATACCAGAAAACTTAGAATCAATTATCTTATTAATAATATCTTCTTGTATTAAGTCTTTTTTAGTCATTTATTTTACAACTTTTCTCCGAACATTAAATCCTTGTCTTTCTAATAATCTAATAGCTTTTGCTGTATCATCTAACTTTCTATTATCACTAATCTTAATCTCATACTTATTTAACCATCTATAAAATGTTCTTTCTGACATTCCTAATAAATCAGCATATTCCCTTTGTGTTTTAAAAGGATGTTCATCAATTAATTTCTTTACTATAGCTATATTAGCTTTTTCTAAATTCCAATTGTTTAGTTCTATGTTTGTTTTCATGGTAATTGTGCAATTTCTTCTTCAATTTTTAATAAATACTTCAAACAATCCATTTCTGTTTTATTTGGTTGTGGTAATTTTACTATCATTGGTACATCTTCTTTCCAAACACATGTAAATGCTGTTGAAACATCATCTTGTTTCTTTTCTTTTATTACTGCTAACATATTTTTTAATTTATTTCTATTGAATTTTTATCTAAATCTAATATAGAATGTTTATTTATACTTTCTCCTTCACAATTCCAAACTTTACAAGAATCATTAGTTCTAACTTTATTAGCACATTCTTCTAGAGTGGCTAGTCTGACTTGTTTCATTAATTCTAATGCAAATATTTCAGGTTCAGTTTTAGATAAGTAATATCCATTTTCTTTATAGAAATCTTCATCGTGTTTTTCTATTAATTTTTCAAATGTTAATGTTTTCATGTTTATGTTTTTAAAAAATAATCTCCATTAGTAATATCTTTATAATCAGCATCAGTCATTTCATGTGGTTTTTTAGGCATAGCTTTTAAAATACCTGTCATAGGATGAAATGCCGCTCCAATTGTTATCCCATCTCCATCAAATGATGACTTGAGTATATGTAGACTTCTATAATATTTATAACCATTTTGGTCTCTTAAATTAGTAAGATTATATCCCAATAAATCTACTGTTGTATCTTGTGGTAAGTACCTCCAAGGTTCAAAAATAGCTATAACAACATCTGCATCTCTAGCTAATTCTGAAGTATCCGCAATATCTGATAATTTAGGTTTAACATCGTTTAGTTTTAACCTAGTGTAATCATTTACTGCTCTAGATAATTGCTGTATATTAATTGGACTAAAACCATATAAATCTCTAGCTCTTCTCATTATCCAAGAAAATTTATCTAATCTTAATTTTTTTTGACCATTTTCATCTTTTTCTGCATCTAATACGCCAACATAATCTGTAACAACTAATACTATATGATTAGAATGGTTAGGTTCATAAGTTTTTTTACCTAATACATCATCTTTTTCTCTTTCTCCAATTTTACCATGCTTTTCAGCAAATTTATCTATAAATATTTTTAATCCTGTAGGATTGTGAGTCCCTTCTTTACAAATAAATACATCATCTTTTTCCCAATCTTCAAAAACCTTGGCATATCTTTCAACTAATTCTAATTCAGTACTTGTAAGATTATCTATTTGACCATTTAATCTTCTTCTACCTAATATCTTTTTTACAGGAATCAATATACCCTCTTTTAAGAAAATCATTCTACTAACCCATTTAGCACTATACATATATAGCTTTCTTTCCATACCAAAATAGATAATAGATAGTTTTAAATCATCTGTTTTGTTATCAAAATACCAATCTAAAGTATTTAAAATTAAATCTTGAGCAGCAGAAGAATTATGCACTACTGTAAAATCCTCTAATAGAAATAATCCATCCCCATCTAAACTAAAACCAAAATATTCTCCTTTTCCTATTGGATTAACTTTTATTCCTGTAGATAATGGATTTATTACTTTATCAGGAGTATTTTTAGCTTTTTTTCGAGGTAAGATACATGGTATTTCTCCTAATTTTTCTCCAAATATAAAAATTCTATAGACTTGACATGTATAATCTTCTTTTCCTTTTCTTTTAAGGACTGCTGTTTTGGGATTAATTGAAGTATAGAGACCTAAGCTTCTACTCAAAAAAGCTATTTGATGTATAATTTCCTTACTTTTCATGGTAAGTTCATAGCAATTTTTAGTTACTTGATAATGTCCATCAGAATCTAATAAACCTGCTAATAGTTTTAATCTATTTTCTCTACTATTTATTAAAAAATGTTGAGGAATATATTTATTACATTCTAAATTATATTTTCTAAAAAATAACATTAAGGAACTATCTTTAACAATCCAATTCCATTTTGATTGCATCGAGTTCCAAGTAGGTTTTCCTATAGCATTTGAGATATGTTTATCATAAGTATTTAGTTTTTTTGCAGCTTCTTGAACAGATGTATAATATTCTTTATCACCATTTGGAAAACTTCTTTCAAGATTTTTATCTGATACTAAATCATAACCATACTTACTTTTACTCTTTTTTAATATTAAATTGTTTTTTTTGGCAAATACTTCTAAATAATCTACAATTTCTTTATCCATTGTAGTAATTTGTCTCTTACAAGCTGTTCCATCTCCAATCCACAAACCAAGAAAATAGGGGTCAATTTCTACTTCTTGTGATTTAAATTCTATCCCTTCAGATTTATAACCCTTCCACTCTTCTTGTATATATTTTCTTTTTTTAAGATAATCTTCTACGGATATATTTAAGTATTCATTTGTTTTATTTCTTCTTTTTCTAAGACAAAGAATGTGTTTACTATTTACTGTATAAGATTCTCCTTTATTTTGGTCAATTTTATACATATCATCAATTCCACAATGGGTTTCTAGCACTATCCTTTTTTCAGAATTAATGCCCATAACTTCATCTCCAACCACTATATCTTGAATTTCTTTTAAAGAACCATCATACATCAATAATTTAGTACCTTTACTAAAACATTTCCCACTCCCCGTATCACCAACTAATAGATAATTAGTATTTTTGGCAATTTCTAAATAATTATCTAATTTAGCTACTGGAAATGGTATACTTCCGTTTCTGCCAATTAGCCCATTATTTACTTCCTTCATTAAATTTTCGTACAAGCTCATATTAAAAATTCTGAATTTTGTGATTTTATAATTGTTTCTTCTTT